TCTTCTTCTAGCTAGTTTTGCAGTTCTAGCAACGAAAAAGCCCTGATCATTACGATTGGGGCTTTTTTTATACCCAAAAACAGCAATATAGAAAATTAATTTCATCTGTCAAGAAAAAAATGCAGAAAAAATGGTTTTTTCGTCTTCAATCGCATACCTTTATGTATAAGACATAACGGAGAAGAAGATGTCAAAAGTAATACCAAATTTTTCAAACTATTCAGTAAATGCTGAAGGTCAGATTTTCAATAAATTCAACAAGCAACTTTCAGCATTTAACAACGGACGCAATTACAAACAGGTTCGTATGGTTAACGATAACGGTGAAACAAAAAGTCTTTATGTACACAGAGTAGTTTTAACTGCATTCGTAGGTGAATGTCCAGATGGTCATAATGCTGATCATGTAAATTCTAGAAGTGATGATAATAGATTGAGTAACCTTAGATGGACCGACAAAGACTTTAACTTCACATGTGCACGTAAACCTTATAAAAAGAGAGAAAGTGTATCACAAGAGCTAAGAAAGCGTGTGATAGAGCTTCTATCTGAAGGTAAGACTGCATATCACATCGAAAAGTTAACCGGTGTAAATCATTCGAATGTTTACAATATTCGTTATGCGAGTCGTAAAAATGCTTAAAACTTTTATTATGCATAAGATATATGAAGCATGTATTGATATTTTTTTCACTAAAGTTCAACACAACTTCACAGAGACATCCAAGCCTGATTTATGTAACTTCTATGCGTATACAGATCCAAGTACAGGTGAACTGATGGGTGTTTTTGAGGGTGATCTTTATGTATACGATGATGAATCTCAGGAGTACATAGAAGTAGACTCACAGATGTCAGATGAAGAACTAATTTATCTCATCAAAGATGTACAAACTCAACATAATGCAATCAATCACATCGACACATATATAATTGACGTATAAACAAACAAAAGGAAACAAACAAATGAAGTATACATTAACATTTAGACGTAACGACGTAGTTACAATCGAAGTACCAGTCGAAATCAAAACTACTGCACAACTAGCAGGACTCGAAAGAGAGCTGAATTCTAAAGTAGATCAAGCAGTCGGACCAGCGATAGAAATCGTAAGCTGGGAAGAATCTGAGCAATCACAAGGAGAAGATAACGATGAGTAAGCAAAAAGGTAGAGAAATCATCACGTATGATGGAGTAGATGTAGAGAAAATGACGAAGGCTCAGTTAGTAGCAGCTTTCCGATCATTATCAAAAACGCAGAATAACTGGAGTAAAATCCGTAAAGCTATCGTCGTAGATGAAGAAGGGTATAAAGCCCAGCAATAATGGAGTCACTCAGTGAATAAAATTGTAAAAAAATACATTGATGATAATCCAACTCCTGTAGATGTCAAAGAACAAACCATTGCGATGATTAAAAACTATCGTGATGGTGATGTCTCACATAATGCATGTGTTGAATCTTTGATGAAGATGCATTCGAAATTAATGGCAAAGGTAATCAAACGTTCGAGTAATGTACCATCGGGTGATATCATGACAATCTATTATGAAAGCATCTGCTATGTAATTAAGTCATATGATATCACTAGAACAGACTGGAAATTTCCTACTTATACATTAAACTGTATGACATGGAAAATTATTGATTATTTGGGTAAGCAGAGTTTAGTATATGTTCCACGTAATCGTAAAGAAGATCATATTTTTTCATTTGAAGAGTTTAACGATTATAACGAATGTAAAGAGGAAGAAGAAACTTTTCCACCTCTTTGGGAATGTATATACACATATGAATCACATACCGAAGTTGGTCCAGATCTACAATTTAAAATCGATATATTCAAGCGACATTGTAATGGGAATTCTATTCGATTACTAGCAAAGCACCTTAACATCCCTAAGAAGGAAATAAGGCTTATTTTAGATGAGGTTGAAGAAACACTAACCAACTTTTATCATGAGTATCCTGAGCTTAAGAGACCACTATGACAGTGGTCTTTTCTGTTTCAGCTTATCTTAGTGTAAAACAGACGTATGTAAACGACTGTAAAGTATAGGAAAATACACATGACTAAGAAAAAACCATACGGAGCATCCTCTGATGAGAGATATCCCGGCTCGCAGAAATATATACCGAAGTATACAGCAGCAAAAAACACAAAGACGCTAAAACTCTTAAAAGAAAGAAAGATCAATTCAATTGCAGGATTAGCTATCGAACTAGGAGTAGCAAAGTCAACAGTCTATGAGTGGGTGAAACATTATCCAAAGTTTGCATATACATTGAGCATGGTTAAAACATACTTAGAAGATCGTGTCTATACACAAGTCAACTCAGGTGGTAATGCTACTTTCGGCATTTTCAATCTAACCAACAATTACGGTTACATGACTGAAGTAGATAAGCAAAAACTTAAACAAAAAGAACGTGAATTGGATGCTCGTATCAATGGTGATATATCAGATGAAAAAGAGATTGTAATTCAATTTACTGATGCTGTTAATCCAAAGGATGATGCGGATGATGCAGATGATACAATTACTGAATAAACAGCGAAGGTTCATAACCAGCGATAACAGGCTTGTAGTCTTCATGGCGGGTATTGCGTCAGGAAAGACCTTTATAGGTGCTATATGGGCCACCCTACGGGCCCTACGAGGTCGCAAGGTATTAGTTCTTGAGCCAACTTTTGCGATGTGTCGTGATGTCTTCTTACCCACTCTTGTAGAAGTATTTGAAATAATGGGGTTTAAGTCTGGTGTAGATTATACAGTCAACCTGTCCACGACCACAGTAAAACTACGAAATGGTGAGATTCTCATAAGGTCTGCTGAGGCTGCTGAACGCCTACGTGGCCTCAACATGAACGACCTCCTAATCGACGAATTTGCATCACTGAAGACAGACAATCCTTATAAAATTGCAATTGGTCGTCTACGTCTAAGCGATGATGCACAAATCAGATTAGTCGGAACTCCAACTCCTGTAAAATGGATAAGAAATCTACTTGATACAGAAGGCTGTGAGCTTATAAGACAGTCAACAATCGACAATTTCTTTTTACCACAATCATATGTTGATGATCTTAAACTAAACTATGGTGAAGGTTCGCAATTCTATAGACAAGAGGTGCTAGGTGAGTTAGTTGAGTTTGGAATGGGTGTATTAAAATCTGACTGGTTTAAACTACTTCCATCTGATATTAGAACAACAGGACAAGTTAGATCATGGGATTTAGCATTCACAGTCAAAAAGAAAAGCGATTATTCAGCAACATGTAGAATGAGTAAGGTTGGTGATCGTTATATCATACATCATACTAAGCAGTATAAATTAGAATGGCCTGATTTACGTAAAGTAATGATAACACAAGCTAAGAAAGATGGTCCACAAGTTAAAATATATGTCGAATCTTTTGCTGGTCAGATCGCACTTGTCAATGATTTGCAACGTGAACCGCAATTGAATGGATATACTGTGATAGCCATAGCACCAAAAGGCGATAAACTAAACAAGGTTATACCATTCGCTGGTGTAGCTGAAGCAGGGCTTGTCGATATTGTAACACATGCAGGACAGGATGATCTATTTGATCAAATGAATGGTTTCGATGGCTCAGGTGTTGATCACGATGATTTAATCGATTCATTAGCACTTGCATATCACGCAATCGGTAAAAACACAGTTATAAGACCTGCTAAGATCACTGGACTGTATTAAGCGTATCTTAAACCAAAAGGAAATATTAAAAATGCCAATACAACAATATAAAGCATCTCTACCAGACAATTCAAACTTGTATACCGGCTTAGACTATGCATACACTGGATCTGGACCTTATGAAACTGGTTCAATCTTAACTCGACATGAACGTGAATCAGATGCTGGTTATATTAGACGTGCTAATTCAGTTGTTTATCCCAATTATTTCAAATCATTGATTGATGTACAGATTAATGCAATCTTTGCTAAAGCTCCTTCTCGGGTTTATAACGAAGATTCACAATTCGAATTGTTCATTAAGAATGCTGATGGTCGTAATTCACTTACTGCATTAATGCGTAAAGCTGCTCAGAGTGCTAAAACTCTTGGTACTGCTTGGTTATTACTTGAGAATAGTGATACAGGTGCTGATAATCTTCAGGAAGCTATTACAAAACGATTGATTCCATATGTATTACACATTAAACCACAATATATAGTCGATTTCAAATTAGATTATCTTGGTAACTTTATTGAATTCACATATAAAGAAACATTCATCGATGCTGATAATGAAAAAGACTATGAATTAACTACTTGGACCGTTGATACTGTAACTATATACTCATCTGAAGGAGCTATCCTTAAACAGTCTGAGAATGCATTAGGATTGATTCCATTGACAGTATTAGTAAGCTCCGGAATGGATATTGAAGAAGGCTCTATTCCTTACCCAGAATACCAAAACATTAAGCAGTTAAATGACTCAATCGTTAACATTCATTCATTAGTATTGGACGGTATTTATCAACAAGGCTTTTCTATTCTATGCGTAACGGGTGAACTTGGAACAAAAGAGCAACCTATTCAACTTGGCACAACGAATGCAATCAACTGGAACCCGGCTGGTATGGAGAATCTAGATAAACCTGAATTCATTTCACCAGATTCAACACCAATTGATACGATGTTAGATTATATGGCAGTATTAAAAGAGCAGATTCAAGAGCAATCTATCTCAAATTTTAAAAGTGCTAACTCAGATAATCAATCAGGAATTGCTAAACGCATTGATAATTTAAACAGATCTGAAAGTCTTGAGAATCTTGCAAGAGGTCTTGAGTCAAGTGAAGAAAAATTAGCATTATTATTTGGATTATACATTGGATTAGAGCTTGACTATAGTGTTCAATATGATAAAGACTATGATATTGATGATGTAGCACAGTCTATTGTAGATGCACAAGCAATGTTGGATATCGGTTGGAGTTCACGTGATGTCACCGAAGCAACTAGAGAAAAGCTTATACGCAAATACTTCTCTGATGAAGAACCTGAGTATATAGATGTTCTAGTCAATGCTGAGTCTGATGCATCTAATGAAGAAGCTTCTCAACCTGTCCCAGAGCCGTCTCCTGATGTCATAGAGCCGGTTTAATGTATGATGTGGGGGATAATGACCCCCCGTCCTATTTTGTGCTTATCTTATAGTATAAAACGAGGCTACGTAAAGCCAAGTGAAAGTATAAGGAAAATACAATATGGATATCAAAGAAATTTTTGAAGCACTTGATAAGAGTGAATTAGAGAATAAGAAAGAACTCAAAGACTCAGTATCAAAAATCATTTCTACTAAGAATGATGAAGCCAAGCAACACAGAACTAAGTTCGAAGCTGCAAATGCAATGATAACTGAATTCAAAGAGTTCGTAAATGTACCAAGTGACATACCAGATGATGGATTATCTGATTTTTTATATGAAAAGAAATTAACAGGTGATCAGTCTAGTAAAGATCTAAGCAAGTTACAACGTCAGATGACTAAGATGGAAAAGACTCTCGATGAAGAACGCAAAGAAAAAGAAACACTTAAGCGTGATGCATTAACAAGCAAAAGAGACTCTGAAATCAATTCGATTCTAGCAAGTAACAATGTAGTACCGACAGCGGTAAAAGGCTTGTCACAAATGTTCAAATCAAATGCAAAGTATGACAATGATGAATGGACAATTGACGGTGGTGACTTAGAGACAGGTATCAAAAATTATTTAGATGAAAACCCATATGTATTATCTGCTGGTCAGAAGGCTGGAGCTGGAACTAAAGCAATTAAAAGCGGTGGTGAAGTAAAGAAAGATCACTATAGCTATGCTGAAATTAAAGCGATGACACCTGCTGAACGTAAAAAAAATTCGAAAGCGATTGCTGCATCGAATGGTCGATCTGAATATAGATCATAACATAACAGTTTTTTATAAAACAAGAGGTAAATCAAATGAGTGTAGATTCATTAATCCCTGAATTGTGGGACCCAACAATTCTAACATCAAGTGAAAAAACTTTAGTTTTGGCTAGATTGGCTAATCGTGATTACGAAGGTCAAATCCAAGAAAAAGGTGACGTTGTTCACATTAATACTATCGGTGATCCGACTATCAATACATACTCAGGTACTGTATCATACGAAGATCTTACAAGTGTTGACCAAACTCTTTTAATCGATCAACAAGATTATTGGGCTATCAACGTTGGTGATATTGACCGCAAACAAGCTTTAAAAGGCTGGGTTGAAAAAGCATCTACTAAAGGTGGTGTTGGTTTCGCAACTAAACTTGACAGCTTCCTTTTCTCACTAGTTGACACTGCTGCTGAAGTAGGATCTGCAATTGGTGATGAAGTTACTGGTGTAGGTATCAACTCTGCAAATGCTCTTGATCTTTTTGGTCAAATGGGTGTATTACTTGATGACAAAAATGTATCTCCTGAAGGTCGTTTTGCAATCGTATCTCCTGCTGTATATCAGAAACTAGTACTTGCTAAAGTTCTTGAAGTAACTAACAACGAAGCTGCATTCGCTGACGCTTCTATTAATAACGTTGCTGGCTTTAGAGTATTCAAGTCTCAGAATGTACCACAGACTAACGCAACTACTAACCACAAATGCTTATTCGGTATTTCTGACGGTATCACAGTTGCTCAACAAATCTTATCTATCGAAGGCGTACGCTTAGAAGGTGAATTTGGCGACGGCGTTCGTGCATTATCAGTATATGGTGGTAAAGTTATCGATCCTAACATGCTAGGTGTTGGATTCTTCGATATCGCTGCTGAAGCTTAAGTAATACTTAACTTAAATATTTAAGGGGTGGGTGAATTTCACTCTACTCCTTTTTTTATATCAGGATAAAATACACATGAGTGAATTAAATGTATTACAGAGAATATTTAGCAGTCTAGATAAGGTTGTTGAAGTAGGTCTTACAAAGCTTCTACCAAGAGTAATGAAGCCATCTGTAACGCTTGCAAAACGATATGCTCCGGTTGATACAGGTAAACTACGAGGTACTGTTAAGTATACTCAAACTGGGCTCAAAGGTGCTATTGAAACTGATACAAGTTATGCAAAATATGTACAACAAGCTGATCCATTTGTGATACGAGCAATTAATGATAAAGCTGATTCAGTGGATTCAAAATTGACTGACATTGCATATGATTTAGTAAAAAAGACCGTGGAGAAATAAAATATGTCTACTTATTTAGACCAAGAACAACTAGCATTACTTATAACTGATATGGATTTAGTTAAATACACTGATGCGACAAAATATTTAGACCAATGGCAACGTGAAGTAGATAATGCTGAGAGATATTTCGATATCGTTCTTACTAAGCGTGATTTACCAACATATGCAGATTGGACTGAAGTTACTGAACCTGTGCGTCAATTAATTGTTGCATATCTTCATAAACATATGTCACTACATAGAATCGGTAATAACCCACAGCAATCTGACACAGGACTTGTATATGATCTTTATAAATCAAAGTATGATATCTATTGTGATGTATTTGCAATGTTAGAAGCTGGCTTAACTGACGAATTGATAACTGGTGTAGCAGACGACACTGGTGTTCCATCTTATGTGATACCTATTGTTAGGAGATAATCATGACAGCACGTAATGACATACGATTAGCAGTACAGAATAACTTTTTAGCATTTACTGGTGGACATTTCACATATACATCAGTCAATGTTAAGGATTACGATATCGCTGGTCTAACATCTACAAGCTTCCCAGTAATTAACATAATATTGTTAGACGAAGAAAATAACTTCCAAGACAATATTGGTAAGCTTGACATCGATATGAAGATGATGATCGAAGGTATTCCATATGCTGACGAAATCACTGCTCAGGAAGAAATCGATAAAGTTCTTGAAGATATTAAAACAGTTATTTTATCTGATCCACAATTAGGTCAAAGTGCATTAGACTCTGTATATATCAAATCAAATGTGTTCGCTTTGGGTACTGATTTACCGGCTTTGACCACACGTGTCGAATTCACAGTATCTTATAGAGAAACAAGACCTCTATGTAATCAATAAATTCATTAGGAGAAATTTATAATGGCTCAACCTTTTAAAACTAGACGTAAAGCATTTTTGGGTGCTATACAACCGACATCCACTCCGATCACATTGACTGATGCTGATGGTGGATTGTCAATCAAAACTGGTGCATCAACTGCACTAACTTTGGTAAACAACGATAGATCTGACGTAGCACGTGACACNTTATCAAATGTATCATCTGTAATGGGATCGAAAGCAGCCTCAATTGATATTGAAGGTGAAGTAATTGGATCAGGCGATGTAACAGTTGTTCCTGAACTTGACGTAGTACTTAGAGCATCTGGCTTACAGCGTGCAGTTATTAAAAAAGTAGCAGTTACAGCATTAGCAGCTCCAATTGAACGTGGTGTTACATTAACAGGTGCAACTTCTGGTAATACTGGTCGTGTGTCAGCTCAAGGTAATACTGGTGATACTGAATTATACATTGTTGAAATCACTGGAGCATTTGACGCAATTGAAAATCTTGAATTAGCCACAGTTGTTGTAGCTGACACTACTGCACTTGGTGTTGATGGTGGATTCGAATATAGACCAGTTTCAAGTGGAATGGAATGGGGTACATTTTCATTATGGGAAGACGATTATCAAAAATCTATTCATAGTGCAATGGCAAACATTAGTTTCAACTTTGAAGCTTCATTAATCGGTACATTCACTGCTTCTATTTTAGGTCCTATCACTAAAGATTTAGTTCCTGATCAATGGGGTGACGGTACTATGCCATCTATATGCTTAAGTGAGGTTTTACCCCCTGTATTAAATGATGCGAAAATGTCCGTATCTGACAAAGATGGAACCAATCGTGTAACATCTCTTGTAGGACAGACTTGTACAATGGATGCTGGTAGTGCTGTAACTCTTCGTAGAGATATGAATGATCCAACTGGATTAAAAGGTAGCTAACATTAATTCACGTGTACCAGTTAACACAATCGGTGTAGAATACCTTACCGATGCTCAATATCCAGTATATGATCGTTTATTCGATAATGATTCTGCTGAAGTTGAGTTCCAATTAGGTAACACTGAAGGTAACACAATCAAATTCGTGGGAACATTGAATTTCACCGATGTTGCTACTAATGATGAAAACGGATTAATGACGCAAGTAATTACATCTAACCTTGTAGACAATACATGTGTTGGTGATAACGAATACGCAATCTTATTCCTATAATCAATATCGCATCTAACCTAAAAGACCCACTTCAGCAACGTTTGGGTCNTTTTTTGTATCGCCTTATCTTAGTATATAACAAAGGAAAATATTATGATTTTATTAGACAACAAAGAGATTGAATTCATTCCAACCTCAGAAATAGACAGCAAAAAACCTGTTACATTTATTTTAAAACCTATGGGATCGATAACTAAAGCCAATTTTTTAGATGAATTACAATCATTAGAAATCGGTAATAGAGTTGCTAGTTTCATGTTTGCACAGAGAATGCTAGTAGATATTAGGAATCTAGGCGACGATTTCATCAAAGAAGACGGATGTGAATACATTGCACATGATTTGCTAGATAGAATGCCAGAAGAAGTGTTAGCAGAACTTGCATATAAGTGTGCAGTCATTGGTGGATTGGTAGAAGAAGAAAAAAAGTAATAAATACGCACACGCCTGTCTTTATTTCGGTTATGTAAAAGCACATACATGTCAACTCGGTAATGAAGCACATAACAAATTGTGGGGATGTTACGATGAGGTATCAACTCGTCAACAAGAAATACCATGTCACAATTGCATAGGTTATGTAAGTACAAACTGTAAAGTATGTAATGGGAGTGGGTGGCTACTAAATGATAAGTGCTTAAATCAAGTTGTAAATAAAGCATCGCATACAATGGTTTTACTATTCGATCTCATACATGCATTTAGAGAACATAAAGTGTTACCACATGCAGGTGGATGGTTAGATCAAGCTGAATCTTTTAAAGAAGTATGTCAGTTGTTTAGTCATGTTGAACGAATGTGTAATGAAAAACAAAAAGAGATGTCAGACCGTATAAATAAAATGGCAAATAGAGGTAAAATAAATGGCTAGAGATGTAAAAGTAGCAATCGAGTTAGAAAATAAATTTAGCGGTAAACTTAACAAGATGACCGGTGATTTAGGTGTATTCGATTCTAAAATTAGTGGATCAAAACTAGTAGTGGGTGCATTTGGTGCTGCATTGGCTACTAAAGCTGTATTTGATTTCGGTAAGTCTATAATAGCGGCTGGTGCTCAAGTTGAAACACTAACAGCTCAATTCAAACCACTGCTTGGTTCTACTGAAGCGGCTAAAGATAGACTAAAGGAGTTATCTGAGTTTGCAGCTAAGACACCGTTTAACCTACCTGAGATCGCCAAAGCATCTAGAACCTTACAATCATTAACAAATGGTACGTTAGCTGTAGGTGATGGCTTAAAAATCGTTGGTGATGCTGCCGCAGTATCTGGAGAAGAATTCTCTAACATGGCGACTCACATTGGTAGAGCATATTCAGCATTAAATTCAAATAGAGCAGCCGGTGAATCACTTGCAAGATTACAAGAAGTTGGGTTATTGAGTGGAGAGGCTAGAAATAAAATTGAAGATCTTCAAAAAGCGGCTAAAGGTAAAGAAGCTTGGCAATCATTACAAACTGAATTGAAAAAAACTCAAGGTGGTATGGAAGAGCTTAGTAATACATTTGATGGTAAAGTTTCAACTATGCAAGATGCATGGGAACAACTATTAACTGCGGTATCAGACACAGGTGGATTAACTCTGGCAAAGGGTGCGGTAGATCTTCTTACGGAGTCACTTCAGTTTTGGGGTGATGCAATAAAAAGCTTATCGACTCAAGATAGTGCAATGGAAGCTGCTGTAAAATCTGTACAGCGTTACACTAATGAAATTAAAGGTATCAATAAACAGATTGACGATTTTAAAACTTCTGGTAAAAGTCAAGAACGAATTACTAGGAATGTAGAATCGGCAACAAAAAGATTAACAATTGCTCAAGAGAATTTAAATAAAGCGAATGATAATCTTAAATCTATTAGAGATGCAAACACATTAGCACGAAAAAATGCACAGGCTAAAGAAGAACAAAAAAACGCTGGTAATAAACTTGCTGAAGCTCGAAAAAAATGGGCAGAGCAGGAAGCAAAATTACAAAAGTCATTAACCTCAATTAGAGTGAGTGAAGATGAGGCTCATAAAAATAGAACTAAAGAAGGTGTTGAACTCGAAGTTGCTCAGATAAATGACAAATATAAACGTTTGATCGATGCAGCAAAAGGACATAACAGTGTTATCTTAGAGCTTAGTAGACTACGTGATCGTGCAATAGAAGACGCACAACTATCACATGAAGAAGAACTTACGTCTAAGGCCCCTTAGAAAAACAGCGTAGAACGTCAGGAAAGACTTAGAGCTGGTATTGGTGAAGCTATTATAAAAAATCAAGAAGCTGAGTCTACTGCCTTTGAGAATAAAAAGTCTGCAATTGAGCGTGAGTATGAACAGCTAACTGAACTTGCTAATGGTAATGCATTAATTCTTGCTGAAATTGAATTCGAGAAAGAACGAGCACTTACTGCTATACAAGAAGAAGAATCGGCTAAACGTCAAAAAATAGCTGAACGTGAATTACAAAACAGATTAGCTGCTAGTGCAACATTCTTTGGTGGTCTATCTAAACTTACTGCTCTTGCAGCAGGGAAAGACAAAGCTGCCAGAAGTGCTACTAAAGGTCTATTAATTGCTGAAGCAACTGCTAATACATTTGCTGGTGCGAATAAAGCTCTTGCTCAAGGTGGTATATTCGGTGGTGTAGCTGCTGCTGGTATTATTGCCGCAGGTCTTGCGAATGTTGCGACCATTACTGAACAAAAATTTGCTCAAGGTGGTATCGTTCAAGGTAACACTCAAATTGGTGATAGAGTACCAGTTCTAGCAAACGCTGGAGAAGCCATTCTAACGACTAATCAGCAACGTGAGTTCATGAGTGCTGTAAATGGGTCAGGTGGTTCGCAAAGTTCTCGCAATGAGCCTGTAAACGTGATCTCAAGTCCTACTATTACAATCAATGGCAACGCTGATGAAAATGTAATTAGACAAGTACTTGGTGAGCATGAGCAGACTATGAAAGAGTTTGTACATTCAACCATGCGTAATGATTTAAATGTACCTGAATTTCAAGGAGCATTTTAATGTTATTTAGAGATATTAGAGATAATGCCATACTATTACACTGCGATGTAAAATTTGGTTACTCTCCTGAGTTTAAACCTTCATGGAAGTTTGTAGAAACATCTACAGGTTTTCATGCAGGTATAGATAGAACATCAGTTGAGGATAAACATTTATCATCATTCACAATTCAAGGTACACAAGATGAGATATATGACATTTCTTCGTTGTTAAGTGATAGTGAAGTTATAAGTAGAACTATATTCATTGAACTAGAATGTTTACATGAGCGTATATTCGGACTTGATATGAAACCTTTAATTTCATTCACTGAAGGATCACTTGGTGCATATGAAGTAGTATTAGTTAATCGCACACCAGTTAGAAGAATAAATGAGAGTTTTTTCGGATTTGATATTGAATTACAACTAATAACATGGGATACTGCATTTGATACTGATACATTTAATGCGTTAGCTATTGATTCAAGTAAAGAACCATTATTCAACGTTGGTTATAACGCATCAATCGAAACTCAATACAATTATAAAGTAGCATACGAATCAGTATACAATAGACCATTCCAATCTGCTAATACAACTACTCAATCTAAAACAAGTTATGCTAACCAAGCAGAAGCAGACGCTAATTGGTCATCTAAAGATATGTTCAATGGTGCAACTATTGATTTATCTATGACTGTGAATGATTATTGGGCATTTGATATTAAAAGCAAACTATACAATGATAGATTCGAATTCAGAATTGGTGATTATATTGACAATGCTAAGATTTCAATAGGTGAATTATACGGTACATATGAGTACACAAAGCTATTGGACGGGATGTTTCCAGTAAACGTATCTTTAAGTAACAATGGGTTTAATGAGTGGACAATTAATATGAAACTTAAAGCAACATTCCCAAAATAATGAGGAACATATGATAGAGTACAGAGTTAAAATTAAAATACCACGTAATCAAATTACACGTGAGTCATCTATAACTGAAATTGAATCAACATCACTAACTAAAATCAGTACTCTAACTTCGGATTACACTGGTGGGAGTATTAATAAAGAGTTTGGTGCTGAATTAGTATCAGATATGAATTACTTTCATACATCCTCAAATAATGCGGAATATGACTTAACATTCACAACAACAAATGAATACACTGAGTCAGTTCAACAGCTTGATATGACGTTTGCAATAATTCCAAATGTATTAGTTAAAAATTCATTATCAACAATACAAAAGCGATGTGATATTACAAAAGGTGGTACATATTCATATTTTGATGTACCATTTTCATTCTCAATTGAGAATACATCAAAGTTACAAGAATTATTCAACCTATATAAAATAAATATAAAAGCGTGTAACGTAGAATTGTATATGATTGACTCAGTATTTGATGTCGAGAATCTATTATGGAGTGGATTAATCAAAGATGTATCGTATGGTGATACTATTATGAAATTTAACTGTAATGATAATCTATCTGACAAACATTCAATTACTGGAAATAAAAAATTTACTAAAACTGAATTCCCTTCAATGGATGATTCATTAATTGGTGTAACAATACCACAAATAATTGGTGATGTTAAACGAGCAAAATATTTTAATGTTAATGATAACCCAGAACCACTGACAGGTATATTCGATGGACCTTCAATTAATAATGGGAATTATGTATATTCATCACCTATTTTACGTATATCACCAGATAATCGATTCATTTTATTTGCTAGAGATTCATCTAATGCATGGTTACGATAAGACTGGTATGTTCATTGAGACAATATCTGGATCAGGAATAGATCAACGTAGAAGAATTAAATCAAATACATCAAAAGAATATTCTATTAGTGAACTAGTATCAGGTCTTGAGGAAAGCTATTTCAATGAATTTATTTCATTTGCACAATCATCTAGTCAACCATGGGAAGTAATTGAACTTGATATACCATTAGATGATGTAGTTGCAATTGATGCTGATATGTATTATACAGAAGCAAATCCATTTAATCAATCAGGTGGATATTTACCAACTAACTTAATTGAAAGTATCAAATATTTAGATCTAGTAAATAAATATGCTACTATAAGTAAAGATGTGTTAACGTGGGCAGGTGGATCAACTGATGGTAGTGATTATACAACTTCACACCTCGATGATGATGCTTGGTTTTATGATACAGATAGATTAAATAAGACTAATTCTCTTCACATAGGTACTACAGGTCAAACTACAACACAAAACGAAGTATTAGTCCTTAAATCTGATTTCAAAGATCATAAAACATATACTACTTGGGCTGCTAACAATTCAGGTATACCACTTAAAGATTTCAGTGATGAATCAGTGTTATATAATGATTTTCGTTTAAGACGAGATATTACTTATTTTGTAATTAAAGATGCTAGTGATGTATATGTATATTCATCAACTAAAGGTTCAATTCCAACACCAGATGCATTGAATATATGGACAAATATTACCCCAAGTAGACTACCTATAGGATATATCAGTAATATAATTAATGTGAATGATTTAGAAATGTATACATCTATGCCTAATGACTCTATTTATACTGATCCCGCTATTGTTAATGCATACGTTGGATCTATTTCATCACAACCAGATAAAATAATCGTTAATGACTATATTACACCTATTAGTATATCACTTAATCAAGATTACTCATATTTGATTAAACATAAATTTGATTCTGATACATCTGATAGAATCGATGCAAATATTGGATCTCAGAATCTAGTACAATCAATAAATAATAAAACACCTAGAGCTGCTAATGGTGGTGAGGTTAAAGTATTTAAAGTAAATCCTACCATTGGACAATCTACTAGTAGAGATATATCCGATGAGGATTACGAATGTAGTATGGTATTTGAGGTGAAACTAAGTGATGAAGATATAATAAAATTACAAGACTCAGATAACTTTGACATTCTAAGTAAATTTAGGGTTGAAAGTTTATCATCTGATTCATCACAAACTGGAGACGTAAAAAATGGTATCTATATTAAATCAATGAGATATCAGACATATATAAAAGACCAATCAGATAGAAAACATCTAGGTAATCCATTTTTCTACACAACTAGCAATATACTTAAAGTAGAGGCAGAAGGCGAAGTTACAGGTAATGTAAATATACCATGGCGATCTCTGTTAGGTCCATCTCATATGGAACCAGAATTCAATACAGAAGAGTTGGGTAAATATAGTTTTAATAATATACCAAATGATTATTTTAATGACGTATCAATGTTAAATGAATTTAGACAAACAAATGAATTAGTACAGTTTGATTATGGTGATTCAGCTTCACTATCAGAATATACATCTAATCCAAATATGGAAAAAATGATTTCATCGTTTATAGTTAAAATCGATTTACATATTGTTGCTAGACCAAGTGCATTTACTCCAATTAAAACTATACCCGGATTTAATGTATATGTTGACGAAATTGCACTTACTAGAGCTAAAATTGAAATAGATAAATCTAATATAACATCAAATGCTCAAGGATTAGTAACGCATCCTGATAATGGTTCTCTATGGCCTTTAGACACGGCTGCTATTAACCCAGCTAATGCACTATATGAAATGGATTATAGTCTAAATACGGCGGATAAGCCTCTGTATGACACTAACTCATTCGTTGAAGTATATAATCAAGAGGTTGAACTTAATTATAAAATTGGTAAGGATTTATTAAGTGAGAGTCAACTTGAAGCTGAATATAATGAATTATGTAAAAATTCAATGAATGTAATGTATAAAAATTCATCAGGTTTAATTAGTGTAAAAAAATGGATGTCAGACATTGGAACTGTGGGAACTAAATTATTCGATGGTACTCAAGTAATAGAAGATTCCATTAAATTTAATAATAGAACATATGATAATCTACCTACTGAATATGCATTTGAATTCGAATACGATTATGTTACAGGTAAATACGTTAAATATTTAGATATCACACGTACAAATGAAACTAAATTCCCAGATGATAACATAAGAACTGTAATAAAAGATACTGGAATAATTCAAACTAATACAATTGATAGAACTCTTTATCCATCTTATGCAAGTTTACGTGATCTTGGTATTTTTGTAGGTGGTACATATTACCAAATTCAAGGAGTAGGAACAATAAGCTCTATTGTAGCTGATACTACAGAATTAAATACATCTATATGGCGTATAAATTGGACCGATGTGGTATTATATGATCATGGGTATAGTAATTTAACATTAGTTGAATCAAATCCTACATGGAATAGTTATTGCAACGGTATAATAGCCGATGATTATAGTTCAATCGATTATGACACTGCTAAATCATATTGGGAATTAGTTCATGCTATATATTTAAAAACTCGTAAAGTAACTAAAGCACCATCTGACTACACTAAGTTAAAATGGATTAGTGAAGAAAACACAATTGAGCGTTATCTTGAAAGTTATCTTGAATGGCAAACATTTGAAAAGCGTCAACCTTCATTCTCAATACCTATGAGTTGGGCTAATTACAACAATGTTGATTTAATGAATTGGGTTACACTAAAAGACATAATTCTAACTAAAGGNGTGGAAGCTGTTTCATTTAATGATGGCTCTTATGATCAACTAAGAGAGATTACCGAGGAAAATGGTTGGGTTACTAACCTTACTTATAAACCCTTCAAACGATACTATTGACGTTAAGCTTATCTTAGATAAAAGAACGCACAGACATGGTTATCATTGATGAAGATACTAATCCAGCAACTGAAGATGTAATCAATGAAGATCAAAATACTACCGATAATAAGTATGAGGAAAATTAATAATGTCAACAATTTACGCAGACGTAATTAGATTACACAGACAGACTATAGCACAAGTTGAACCACTACTAGAAAATGGTCAGCACGGATACGCTATTGCTGACGAAACCTTGATCCTTAAGGACACTTCAGGTGCATTTCATTACATCAATACAATCGGTAAAACTATTACTGAAGTAAAAGATGCTATATCTATCAAAGACCCAGTAAGTACTGCTGCTAACTTACCGACCCTTTCTGATACAGGTGATTTAGTATATGTTGAAGACGAAATGGTATACTATTTCTGGAACGGAACCCAGTGGTCTAATATAGCTGATACAGGATCTCCTAGTAGTGAAGACCCATCAGCTTTCTATGCAAATGATGCAGGAGCTGATTTCTTAAGATCAACATCTGATGGAGTTGTTCAGTTTAATTCATTCTTAAAAGAATATGGTGACACATTCTCAACTTCTGGTGATGAGTTCACTGTTCCACATAACGGTATATTTAATTTTGGTTATACAGTTGGTATAAACTGTGATACAGCCGGTGAGCATGACATTACAATACAATTACGTGTTAATGGATCGCCATATCAACAAAGAACTTGGAAATATACAGTAGATTATCCAGTAGGTGGTGGTTGGATCGATACTGCTGGTTCTACACAAATGATGTTGAACTTTGGCGATACTGTACAACTATGGTTATCATATAACTCAGGACCATCTACTCTTGTTAATATGAATAAAATTTCATTTTTCGGTTCATCTGCATCAATTGCGGCTGGATCTGCTGGAGATTTTGTGTTAAAAACTGGTGATGTGATGAGTGGCCCATTAAGCATCGGTGATACTAATGCCGGCTTAGTAAATATCGGACAAATAATTGGTTCAGGTAACTCAAGAACTGGTGCTATTGTTAATTCTCAAATAGTTGGTCAAGTAAACGATGTTGATACTAATGGTTCGCTGTTTAATTCACAAGTGGTTGGTACAGATAATAAAGTAGATGTTGCTATTAATAACGTATCGATATCAGGTAAAGGTCTTAAGCCATCAGCCGACGAACAATTAATCACAGGTGAATACAATGATCCTAATGCATTAAACGCTCTAGAAATCGGCAATGGCGTAGATGATCTAAATAGGTCAAATGCATTTGAAGTTACTAAAACTGGCGATGTGACAGCATCAGGTGAATATAAAAGTGATGTTGCATATGATAACGCTGTTTCAGGTTTAACTGCAACAAATGTACAAGATGCAGTTGATGAGATCGCAGCAGTTGGTGGTACTGATCAATATGTAAGAATCTCAACGGGTGATACAACTACAGGTTATTTAGAAAACAAACTAATTGAAGGTGGTGGAGTACTTCTAACTAAAAATAATGCTGGAGGTAATGAAGAATTAGAGTTAAGTTATGATCATAATGACGATGTTCTAGCATCACTAAGTGGAACAATTAGACAACTTCAAACAATGACACTAGAAAATGCTGGCGGTGGCGTTTGGTATGCAAATATTGAACAAGTTGGCGGCGGTGATTTAGATTTTTTCATTGGTGGTACTGAAACCCATGTTTTAAATTGTACGACAGGTGCTGGCATCGGTGGGACTGCTAGAAGCCCACAACTTACGTTTGGTACTATATCTTTTCCTTTTCCTAACTTTGTATGGTTAGAGCTAGTTGGGGGTATACCAACTGTCATGGTTGGTCCAGATGTTAATCAGACTGTGCCTATTTGCATACTGGGTGTATTTACTTTATTAGATGAAGCTAGTACAATAGCTGACGGGCCTTTATTTTATAATATTACAGAAACGTCTTCTGAAATATCACCACAGTTAAGAGGTTTAACTTCAATCACTGCTGAATCAGTTGAAGTACGTGGGCCGCATATTTACGCTGGTTGTGCTGGTACCGCCACTTTTACAGGTGCGGGTGTTACATCGGTGCAGTATGGTATTAGTGCTGGTATTTTGTACACATTAAGAAGACATGATGTAGCAGAATTAACACAACCAAATGAGTTTTTTTACGTAATCAATGATCCCGTTACATCGTTTAAAAAAATATCAGACTTAAACGAAATTACAGTCGATGCAAATGGTGACTCACTTTTCTCAAATGGCAAGCACTGGGGTTTAGCGATCGGTATGGCGTTATCTAGCGATGGATCTATCAAGTTATGTATCAGCTTACCAACAGGCTCTTATTCATCTGCACAAGGTGCTATTGATGATCCCAACGGATATAATGGGTTCGGATCGTTACAACTTGAACAACGTGCAGGTCTTGTTAGATTATCGACTATCGTTTTAGGTTATTCCAACGCAGGTGGCGGAACGTTAACAAATGATCTTGGCGGTTCACTTGTACAAGATAATAGAAACTGGAGTATTAATTCATCTGGAGGTGGAGGTGGCTCATCTTCTTCGGCTGCTGGAAATAATACAGAGATACAATTCAATACTGCGGGTATATTAGATGCATCTTCTAATCTTACATACGACGGAACCGCATTAAATGTAGCTAGTGACGCATCATTCACAGGCTCAACAACAGATATAAATTCCACATTGCTAACTGCGTCATCGGTTGGTAATGGTTTCTCTTTAGATGCTAGCGGTAATATGAGTGTCGCAGGTACACTTGATACAGACGATACTAATTCCAGAATGCTCGGATTTATACTCCCTATCGATGGCTATGATTCATCATCACGGAATAGTGTTTCATTCAGACATGACAAAAACGAATTCGCTCATTCAAGACTAAAGGGTTACACAATAACTGAAACCGGTACAAAA